CTGCCAATTCTTTTATCGCGTATTGAACTATACCTGGCACAGCGCCGAACCTGGCCGTCAGGCCATTTAGCTGAGCAATTCCTTTTACAACTATAGCTACCAATTGCGACGTGTCCCATCGTATGTAGGACCAACGCCTATGCGCGACACACCGCCGGTTTGCACTTGCGGCGCGCCCTCATTTCGCGTGGTGCCATCTGAGCCGCTTGGCAACGACACAGAGCCCTTATTCAACATCTCCAACCAGCGCATAGCGTCTACATAGCGCTCTCTGATCTGGTTGTCGTGCGGACCTGGCCGCCAACCACGCCACCCCAGCAACCTATATGCCGTAATAGCTACTGTAGCTTCTACAATTGATGGGTGGTATGGCGCGACCAGCGGTGCCTTATAGTGACTAGGTAGGTAGGTGTCGATGGTGCCAGAAGCCGTCAAAATCTGCGCTTCTATGTCGGCTGGATCTACACCGTCCAAAGCTGTGCCTCTCAAGCCTAAGCTTTTGAGGTCATCTATAGTCGCATAAGGCACCGCCATTTTATGGCCTATTAGTTAGCACGAGCGGCTAGGAACCAGAGGCTGTAGCCAACTGCGCCGCGCGCATCCATACCCCAAACAAATTGGTTATCCCAAAACGCGTTGTCGTCACTCGGCGCGGTCTTGCTTACCAGCTCCGGCGATCGACGTAGCTGATAAATCAACGGCTTGATTGGACGACGGGTGTCCATCAGATACCACTGCGCCGGATCCGCAAGCCGTTCCATAACCAACACAGTCGCAGTGTTGCGCAACACGTTGGTTTGCGGCGACGTTCCAGCATCACTCGGGATGAGTTCTGCCTCTAGGATGGTGCGCGCAGTGCGCTCCAATGCGGGTGGCACCACCAGCAGATTCGGACGAACGCCCAGCGGACGGCCATCTTCACCGATAAAGGTGGTCGACATGGCCGAGCGCACAGCCTCATAGTTGGCAGCAGTCAGCGGTGTGGCCGGGAAATCGTTCGCAACAGCAGCACCGCCAGCAAGCAAGCTGGGATGTGCGGCGTTGAAAAACGACACACCATCGAAACCGAGGTTTGCGCCACCGCCTTCGAGTGCGGCAACGGCCAGGTCATCGGGCCACATGGCAGCTTGCTCACCCATCGACTCGAATAGCGGAGCATAAACACCGAGATTGTCATCTTCGATGTCGTCCCGATCCACACCAATAGTAAGCTCAAAATGCTGGTTAACCAGCTGGTAGTGGTAGCTATTCAGGTTCTGAATGACACGCGGGCCCAACCATTCGCGCATGGCAGGAATTTTGGCCATCCAGCCATAATCGTTTTGGCGAGTGCTGCTGGGAACCATCGTGGCGTAATTCTGCCAAGTGGTCTCAGCACGACCATAGGCCGCATGAAATTGGGTGCTGAACGTCGTTTGCAACGTCCGAATAGTAGCTGGTGTGATTAGCATGTTCTATAATCCTTAGTTGCTAGCTGGGAATTGCGTCGCAACCCAGGCAATGTTGTGCACAGCGTCGTATTCGTACAGGACGCCAACGACCGACACGGCAGCATTGGTCGACACGGTTTGATCATCCTCGCCATAAACCACGGCACCAGTGTCTGCCAATGCGACAGGTGCAACGAGATCATTTTCCCATGCAAAGATGCCCGACCTGACGTCGCAATTTGCATCGCCAGCAGCGCCAGTTGTATTGTCTACGGTTTCTTCGGCGCGACCGACCGGCGTAAGGCCGGCTGCCGCGGTAACCGGCTCCAAAAAGCCAGCAGCATTTAGGGCAACGAGCGCCCCTTGATAGATGACAACAGCGGCCGCTACGGGTCGCGTGTGACGAAATGCGAAAGGTGCCGCTTTTTCTGCGGTGTCACGCTCAGTAGTTAGCGCAGCCATTGTTCAACCTGCCTTTTTGGTTTTGGTATTGATTTGCTCGCGCTTGCGCTCAGCAATGAACGCCTCCCGCGATACGTTGGGCATAAGCGACAAGACATGCTCGTCCTCATCGCTCAGCATAATCGATGCTTCCTTGGTATCGTCTACGGTTTTGTTTTCGCTAGTCGCGGTCGGCGCGCAGTCGCCAAACGACTTGACCTGGTCAAAGCTCAGGGTGCGAAGGAATGCATGGATGCTCGGCGGTGCCTTGCCTTCTTTGCTGAGCTTTGCGATCAAAGCATCGCGTTGCGAAGTGACTTTCTCTGCTTCCAATTCGGCAACGCGCTGGGCCAGCTCGATGCTTTTAGCAGAGCTATCCTTTAGCTCATTAATGTTAGCCAGAACGTCTGCCAATGTTTTTGCACCAGGTACAGCCGACAAAAGTCGTGTGGCCTGCTGTGCAACTTCCGCCTCGCTTTCGAGGCCGAATAGCTTGAGTAGATGCATGCTTTCGGTTTCCTTATTCGCCAATGGCGGTGTTTGTTCAATACTATCACCAGCGTTTTCGCTGGCAACAAGTGGGATCTGGTCCTTTGTAGCAGGCAAATTTGTAAGTGCTACATTCACAAGCCGAGTGATTCTATAGGCCTTATCATCTTCATTATCGCCGATATTAATCGGATTGGCCATGTCGACGTCGAATGCTGGCGAATAGTGCCTAAATTCCCTATGTTTTAGCATACTTACAGCCCTCGGTGTCCACTCAACATTAGCTGCTACCAAGCTGCCATCCACGATAGATGGGGTAAACCAGCCCGCCGCGCTAGAGCTTTCTGCCGATGGCTTGCCGCTCAGCATGCCATGATCATAGTCGATAGGAAGCTGGGCCATGCCGTGGTCGCCATAGGCCTGCATAACTAGCGCAGCAGAAACATCGTCGAACATAAAGTTCCCCTTGCTTGTGCGCATGACGCCCTTAGGGAATATTACGAACGAGTCTGCTGGGCTATCGTCCTCGTTATCATCGGATACAAATAGAAGGTCGCTGGCGTGAATCAGCCTGGTCATCGGCCCCTTTTTTTTCTCTACCATTTATATCCCTGATATTTCTGCTTTGTTAATAAGCTCTCGAAAGGAGGCTGGGTCGTATTTGTCGGGCGATGGCTTCCAATCTGCGAAGTTGGATTTACGTGGGCTATCACCGAAACCTGGCTGGGGGTCTGGGCGGGTTGGCCAGTGGCCTATCCCTCTACGCTTGGCTTGCTTTTTGGTTAGTGGTCGAACGCTTGATCTGCAATTGTAATGCAAAGGAGGCCAGTTGCTGTCCCACCACGGATCATCGGATTTCCTTACTATACCGTCCCGTATTTTGCAATATACACTAGTTCTATCGTCTAGAACAGCATCATACATCCTATAGGGCCTAGATTGCATCATGTCTGGCTGTTCCATTTGATGCCATCTACCAGCATTGTACGCGGTCTGAACGGCCATAAACCAGATAAGACGCACGCGGTATGGCATCTCACCACCCCATGCCTCGTATAATTTATCCTCTACACGCGCAGCGAATTCGTCATACGGGATGCCAAGCTCTATGCTTCTGGTTATTTCGTCAAATACGTCCTGCACCAAACCAAGCTGGGCCACGTTAGAAATCCAAAAAGCGTGTTTCTTTGCGTCCTCTCGTATGGCAGCTAACTCATCATCCGTTATTGGTGTTCGGGCAATATGCCAGGCTATGGCCTCCTCGAATTTTGCGCCAAGTATGTCGGACTTTGGCCTAGCCATTATAGCTCATCTACGACAGCGAACCTTCCGGCCAGCTCGCTAAGAACAATAGCCTTCTCGAATAGCTCAACAAAACCAGCGTCGCTCATGTTTGCGTATGCTTCGCGCAGGTTGAGCTTTAGCTCATCATAGCCGTTGCTTTTTTTGACTATGTCGACTACTTCCTGCAATCCAATTTTGTCTTTGCTAAGCCTGACACCCTCGTCCGTCATATCGTCTACATAGAGCTGTCCCTCGACGAAAGCTCTATTTGTATCGCCGCTGGCTAGGCGCATGCTTGTCTCTTGCTGGATAGGCTCTATAGCAGCAGGCTGCGGCAAATCTGTTCTCGACACACCGAAGCGCTCTATGCCGTCTATCTGAAGGCCAACCGCATTAAGCTGGGCTACTGCCCGGCCCAAATGCTCTAGCGTCTCGGCGTCCATTTTTAGATCTACTGGTGGGTCTACATCCCAATGAGGCCACGGTACGTCATCTAAATCGCCACCATAGTTGTACTTAAACCACCATTCGAGCATTTGTACGCGCAACTCTGTGCTGAGCACCTGGGCGTCGCCCTCGGTTCGCTCTCGCTTCACCTCTCCGCCAACCTGTGCAGCAGCTAAACTCCCGCTGTCAATTTGCGTGGTCAGGTTGTTGCCAGTGAGAGTGATCGCCATAGAGTCATCAACATGGCGTATTAGGTCCTTGAAGCCATCACTGTTCTGGTCTGTAGCCTCTAACAACCGCAAATCGAACTTGGCGCCATCCTCGTCAACATTGGTAGGCAGCTGGATTGTGGTCTCAGTAGACAATACACGGATGTCTTCTTGGAACTGGTCTTTCTCTAGCTCGGAGCTAACGCTTGGTACATCAGCCAAAATGATAGGCATGCCATGGCGCTCGCTATAGCGGGCCCAATCTCTCACAGCGAATTGCCGCACCAGCCACGGGATTGCCATGCAGCGTACTAAGCCGTTCATCCATGGCTCATCGCCGCGGCCAAGGACAACCCACTTGCCGTCGCTACCGTCCATCGGTACTTTTATATTACCGTCGCGGGTTGTTAGATAATAACAACGCTCCTCACGATAGGCCCAGGCCCATTGCATGTTCCATACTTTTAGACGTGGTATCCACTCTGAGTCTGTGCGCTCCCACACTATCTCAGCTATTGCGACACCCATCATCAGGTACCATCGCAATAGCTCAGACAAAGTCGCCTCACCGGCTCCTCTCCACCACCAGCTTTCGGCGCTTTCGGCAACCTCTGCTGCCCTACTGCTGTCATCCTGACCAGGTAGCATGCTGAAGCTAGACCGCATAAGAGAGTTTATGCGTGTAGCCAATACAGCTGCGAACCGATCATCTCGGCCCATAGCGTCTACCAATTTAGCTGCTTCATCGAAGTTGCCGACTTCGTGAGCATTCAGGGCGCTACGCACAGAGTTAACCGACCAGACAGGGCGGATGCCAGGCGTCCAGGGAACATAAACTCGGCGCTGTTGCTCACGTGGTGATGGCATCGGCTATAGCCTCCTCGGCTTTTGCTGCTCTTCTATTCTGTTTTCGTAGGCGATATTCGCACTTCCTAGAGCATGTAAGGCGGTCTGGCCTGGCCCACTCATCATTGCATATGATGCAAGCCACCGCGCTTTCGCTAGAGCTAGTGCGCTTTTCATAGCATGTAATACATAACACAGTGCCGTCGTCAGCTAAATAGACTTCTGCGCTCCTATTGAACGCAGCATTGCATTGGCTATTTTTGCAGCGGCATCGACTCCCCACTCTTACCTTAACCCACATAAATTGTTCCTTCCTACATTCTGCGCTTCATTCCTGGCGCTTTCTTTCTCGTATTGGTGCGGCGCTTATACAATACACGATGCGCGCTCGCTATAGCGTCTACCTCGTCATCCCTTGCATCGTTTATACCCGTGAAGTTTTCCATAACCTCTAGAAAATCGAACAGCCATGGCGCATCAAAAGCGGTCGGATCTGGCACCAGTATGTTTCCGCTATTCCAAGCAGCTGCGCATTCCTGCGCCCTAACGAACTTGTCAGTAGTAGTCGTTCTAAATTCCAAGCGCTGCACCCTGCGCTTTATGAACTGTACAGAACCTTTCTCGACACCCGACCCAATAAACAACATACGGCCGGGGTACTTCCTGGCTGCCGATACAAGAGACAAAGTGAACTCAGGAGCCTCTACCTGCTTGCTGATGCAATCTATTACATAAAACTTATCGCCAAACCTGCCCATCGTTATGCATACGCTATGATCGGCCCTGGTCTTGCTTGTATAGGCTAGGTCTACGCCGTGAGAATACTGCAGCTGCTTTGGCAACTCGGTATAAAAATGGGGCGCATTAAAGACCGACCCGCCCCGCTTGCGCGGCCTGCCTTGGAATAGGGAATCAGAACCATAGGCGCCAATGGTGGCCATACGGTCTAGCAACACTTCCTTTGTCCAGCCTATGTCTGGCGCAAGCGGCTCGCCCTCTTGCCTGCCGTCCTCGTCGCCGGGTTCAGCTATGGCGCGACGGGTTACGCCGCTCCACCCTTCTTTGTTTGCCCTACCTATCGGATCATCTGGATGCCATCTTGTATGAACTAGGAACACCGAGCCATCGGGCGTAAGCCTGGTTAGTATGTCATCCGTTATGCTGTCCCATACTTTATCGCGTACAGTTGGGCTCTCAGCTTCTGCTCGGTTCTTGATCGGGTCGTCTACATACGCCCTATTGAAGCCGCGACCCGTCACCTCTCCGCCGATGCCGCGAGCCACCAGGCCGCCGCCCTCGGCGGTCATCCACTCTGCTGCCCTATTGCTATCGCCCAGCTTAACGCCTGCCTGCTTTGCGAGCCTCCTGGCTCGCTTGCTCTGCTTCACAGCGAACGTGGCCGTGTGTGTCATATATAGTATGTGGGCCGTGGGGTCGCGCCGAAGTGTGCGCGCTATGTCGTGCAAGATTAGCTCAGACTTGCCATGCCGTGGCGGCACAGTAAACCATAGTTTGCATGGCCCATGCTCAGCCGCATCCATAGCCCATGCCAACTGCCATAGCCATGTAGGCGATAGCAACTCAGGCGATAGCCAGGGGATGAAGTCCAGGACGCTAGTGGACGACGCCTTCAGCCTCGATAGCGCGCGCTGCGCTAACTCTTGCCAGCTCGGATAGCAGGGCTGAATATGACCGCTCATCAAGAACCCTTTCTGCAGCCTGTATAAACTCTCGTTTTGTTTCTTCTATAGTTGCTTCGATCTCAATACGCTGTGTGACTTTGCCATCTATGCGATCGAATATCTCATGCAAATGGTTGAACTTACCTTTAGCTGCCTCATGAATTAGCTTCTTTACAACTATATCTGCTAGTTGCCCGTCGTTCTTTGATAGCGCAGCTCTAAGCCTATTCGTTAGATTAACGCTGCCTTTGGGCCTGCCTCCGGGGTTGCCGCTTTGGCCTTTCTTCCACCTATGCTCTTTAGGCGGCACAAACCCACTACGCGGAGAAGCTCCTTTTGCTAGTTTCTTTGCTTGCTTCTCAGGTTTGCTATCCTTTGGCATTGGCTATCCTTTTGGCTTTGCCATTGGTCAAATTCTCCCAACGCTCAACGATGACGTCGCAATAGCTCGCAGAAAGCTCGAGGCCATAGCATATACGATTTAGCTGTTCTGCAACGACGATGCTGGTACCAGAGCCGAGGAACGTATCCAATACAAGGCCGCCAGTATTTGGCATGCCTCGGGCCATAAGCCATGACCACAGCTTGATAGGCTTGGGGCATGCATGATCTACATCAGGCGATGCCGTATTGCAGCTAAATGCGTCGGGCCTGCGTCCCCTGCCTTGCATCAGGTATGGGTCTTTACCGTATGCAAGGATAGGCTGCCACGAGCAAAAGCCCCACTCGCATGACGTAACCGCTCCTGGGATATGCCAACACAATGTCCAGCTTGGCTCTGGGTAGTCATACTGCCTACCAGCTCCACACGTCAGCATAACTACGTCGCATAGCTCGCGCGCCATCGGCAAGAACGAACCAATTAGCTGGCGCATGTTGCCCCGGCTATCGTCGAAATCAGCGTTGTGATTGAGATCTACCCCATAGGGCGGATCAGTTAAACATAGCTCAGCATGATCACGGTCGCCCATGGCAAACATAACGTGGTCTCTATTCGTGCTATCGCCACACAGCAGGCGATGGTCGCCAAGCTGCCACAGGTCACCGGGCTGCGTCACAGGTTTAGCTGGCGCATGCGGCACCTCGTCTTCTTCTATGTCATCTATGCCAGTTAGCTCGGATACGAGCTTATCCAGCTCTTTTTCGCTATAGCCTATAGCCTCTAACAACTCCTCGTCGTCTATGGCAAGCGCGCTCAATTGCTCGGATAAAGCGGCATCATCCCACTCAGCTAGCTCTGCTGTCCTATTGTCAGCGATAGCGTATGCGATGCGTTCACTACCCCCCAGCGCTGTGCGCACTATGTGGATGCTATCCCAGCCAAGCTCACGAGCAGCATGCAAGGTCCCATTGCCAGCGACCACCACACCGCCCTCATCTACCACAATAGGCTTTTGTTGACCGAACCTGACCAGGCTCGCCTTTATAGTCTCTATGTTCCGCTGCCCATGCTTACGCACGTTCGCAGGGTCGTTCACCAGCTCCTCAATCCGAGCCGCCATAGTCCGCATATCGCGATGATAGCACACCCCAAAATGAGTCAGCTAAAACGAGAAATAGTTAAAGTAAAACTTTAACAATCGATACAAAAGTTGGGACAGTTGGGACAAAAAAAAAGAACAACAATTTCAACCACTTAGGTCTAGTTGGGACAGTTGGGACAGCAGTTGGGACAGGGCTAATACGGCGTAATAATTAAGGTTTTCTACTTTGCTGTCCCAACTATGGGATTTTTTCTAGTGCAGTAACTTTCTAAAATTTAAAAACCCCCGTACACGAAAAATTCCCATAGTTGGGCCACCCAGATAGAAAAGCTTAATGATAGCGCGCACATAACCCCGGCCCAACTACCTGTCCCAACTTTCGCTAGTTGGGACACCCACGCAATTCCGCGCACTTACACCCGTCCCAGCCTGTCCCAACTCCAAACGCCCCAGCGCCGCTCTAGAGCGCCGATGGCCACCCCAGGCATAATCTAGCGTCCGCGCCCCCAAACACGCCGCAGCGGGCCTCCTGCGCGGCCACAGGGCCACTCTACCCGCACAGACTGACCCCATACGCGCGCGCGAGGGCCAACCGCACTGCCACCTAGCCCAGGCACGTTTCTTGCATAGGAACCCATGTGTAGGCAAACGTAGGTGCTGGTGGGAGTAATCGTATCAGGCACGTTCCAACAATGTTGACATGTGGGCGCAGCCGCACCATATTGGTCCTGGGCGCAGAGATGCGCCGGGGGAAAATATCCCCAGCCAGCACAGAACAAGGGTTACGACCCCAGGATCGGCGGTGCGCAACGTGCGACCCGACGAGCCAAGATCGGAGTTGTCCCTGCCCACTTTCGCAACCTTGTAACGCTAGCCGTGTTCGGCTGTCCTAGGCAGCCGACCACCAGACCTAGCGCATCAACAAAGCGGGAACGGGACCACGCCGCTTACGGCCAAGAAGGTCGCGGCCCTTGTTCTGTGTTGGAATTTGAAAGGAGCAAGCATGCACACCAAAACCAACTCAATCCGTAACCTGCTCGCTGATGCCGCGCTTACCACGCGCGGGCGGTCCGTCCCGCATGGTCCCAACCTGTTCGGCGATTGCGTGTGGTCCGCTGTGATCCTTGACCTTGTGCGCGAACGCAACGCCGCCACTGGCGGACACCGGTGCGACGACACCGGCCTGCCATGGTCGGCCGAAACCCTCGCGGCCGCGGCCGGCGCCAGCCTGCCATGGGCCAGCGTCACTAGCCAGGAGCAAGCATGAAATACAAGATACTAGACACAGTCGCCACCCCTTCGCCCCAGCGCGAAGCCGAGACCCTGTCCGCATGCCTGGCGGCCGATCGCGGCGTCGGCAGCCAGGTGCTGCGAATCGACAGTCACACATGGGACGTCGCTGCCGACGATGGCCGCGCGATCCGTTTCACGAGCATGGGCGCGTGAGGGATCTATGCGCGAGCTGATCGAGATGTGCCGATTGAGGGATGCCTATTTCGCCGAGTGCGAGGTACGCGCGGCGCGGCACGCGCTACGCGCGGCGCAAGAAAAGCTACGCGCGGCGCAGGCAAAGCTGCGCAGCTGTGAGCAGTGGTGCTCGCTATGCGAGCAAAAGAAGAGAGATAGCGGCGCCTACATGGCGTCGACTTGGAGGGATTCCTGATGAAGTACAAAATTCCAGCATATGCGCTACATAAAATTAAGAGCAAAGTCGCTCGTTACGAGCGAAAGGCGGCTCGCCTGGGCTGCGAGCCCATGGGTTTCGAAGCGAGCGAGCCCTATTTCGAGCGCGATACACACGGCAACGGCGGCATGTGGGTCGACGTGACCGTGACGGGCAAGGCGCCCAGGGTCGCTGGTTGGGCCTTTCTGGCTCGGATCGAGCATACAAGCGAGGGAAATATCCTGTCAGCGACGGAGGGCTACACGCCGCCCCCTGGGTGGCGACAGGCAGCGCCCACATGCGACCACTGCGGCACGAGGCGCCGTCGTCGCGACACGTATGTGCTACGCAACGGCAACGAGACTAAACGTGTTGGCCGAACTTGCCTGGGTGATTTTCTCCGCGGTGAAGATCCATGGGCGGCGCTGGCCGTGTGGGCAATATGCAAGGCCATGCGCAGCTTGGGCCAGTATTGCTACGACTCGCACCGCTGCTATGAGGTGCGACAGTATTTGACGCATTGCGCCGCCGCAGTGCGCGAATATGGTTGGCACAGCCGACGATCGGGAAGCTCAACAGCCGAAGCTGCGTACGACTCGCTCCTTGACAACGCGCCGGTCACAGTCGACGACCGAAGGCTGGTCGACACGGCGCTGGACTGGCTAGACACAGCCGGCGACTCTGATTATTTGCACAATCTACGGGTCGCATGCAGCCTGCAAATATTCGACACGAGGCACATGGGGCTGCTCGCAAGCCTGTTTGGTGCGCACAAGCGCGCCACCGAGCGCGCTAAAGAGCGCAAGCAGCGCCCAGTGTCGTCGCATGTCGGAGTCGTGGGGGCTCGCTGGTACACGCGCCTGTCTCTCAAATCCGTGTCGACTTTCGAGACGGATTTTGGCGAGTGCCATCTGCACACGCTGGAAGACACAGCCGGCAACGTGTTCAAATGGTTCACCAGCAACGAGCTAGACGAGGATTTCGAGGGTGACTTTATGTTCACTATTAAGAAACACGACACCTGGCGTGGAAAAGCTCAGACCGTCATCACGCGCGCCCGCGTGGTCGCGAAACCACCGCGATGGCTCTGCGACAGTGGGCGCGTATACAAGACGAAAAAGGAAAAAAAGGAGATGTGCGCATGAAATACATCGTACAAAGCGCGTCGGCGCGCGTACCAAGTCAATACGGCACATACCGCCGAGTAGCCGTCCTGCTCGTCAAGGACGGCGTCGAGCGCGCGTCTATGATCAGCGAGCGGTCACGGGACGTTCTAGAGGTGGTCCGCACGTGGGAAAATTGCAACGTCGGCATCACCAAGCGCTGCGCCTACGAGCGCGCGCGTGCTGAAGCAAGGGCCCTCGCCGCAGAGCTTAACAAGGGCACGTCATGACCCTCATAGGCACGGCTCACTTTATAGACCGCGCTGCGGCGGTGGCATATTATGTCGCGTATGGGCTCGACCCCGCTGCGGTAGACGACAAGCTGGCACGTGGCGAAATACACCTTGGCAAGCCGCCAGCGCGTGTGGTTGCCGTTATTGATGGCCGCTATCATGTGGATGGCTCATGAAACTTGGTGAGGCAATCAAGCTAGCTGCGAAGGCAGACGACCCTAAGTTGGCTCTAAGTTGCGCCGAGTTTATGCGCTTTAAACTTGGCCTGAGCTATTTTCATGCAGCCGAGATTGTTGAGGGGCTGGGAGTACCAATAGCAACATGGGATCAGCTTTTATATCGAGCAGAAGATGAATAGAGAAAAAAAGCGCTGCCACGTGTGCGAGCGCTCGTTGCCTCTGTGGAAATTTGCCCATTGGCGAGCGCAGTGCAAGCTGTGTGTGGCGCGCATAAAACGGCTAAAGTACGCCGCAAAGAAGGGTGACAAGTGAAAAAAACGAACATATATCCAACGCGCTATTGCGCGTTTGACAACCCTAACACTTGGGCTATTTTCGAGCCCACCGAGGGCGGCTTATTTCGGCATTGCCGGCCAGACGCAAGGCTGGCCCCTGTGTCGCAATTGGGGCTGCTGACCAAGTGCTTAGGAGAGGTAGCGGTGATCTACATACCGCAGCAGAACGCTCACTACCCAGATCTGACCGATGGCGGCTATGTTGAGGTTCGTGGGAAACTATCTGCGCATCCAGATGATCCGATAGGTAGGGTCAAGGGCGTCAGCGGATACGTAATATCAGGTGAATACACCGCCCCCACAGAGAGCCGCAAACAGTGTCACCTCGAAGCAAAGGCAAAGACGGTTGCTGAGGCCATGGCCATCGCAGACGAGTGGCTGGCAAGCGTAACGAGTAACCAATCGGCAATAGCCGATGCAAACAGAAAGAAGGAACCAAAATGAATAGAGCACAAGTTGGCGCACTAGAAGACACAATAGACAGCATCGCGCTGCGCGATATAGACACGGCATTGGAGCATGCCAGGTTTTTGCCCAGCAGCTGCGACCGCGTGACGCGCGCGCTACGTCGCAAGGCTGGCCCGGATTGGGAGACGGCAAAGGCCGCGGCCGAATTGTTGGTAGCCAAACACCGTCCCCTGGTATGGGACGATGGTTGTAGCTGATACAATCCGCCGTGCCCGCAATGCGCGCGGCATGACACAAGCACGCCTGGCCGCTCTGTGCGGCTGGGCGCGCACTTACCAAGTCCGGCTAGAAACGGGTCGCATACCCAACCCGCGGGCCGACACACTAAGACGGATCGCGCAGGCACTGGGAATGTCTATGCCTGCTTTTTGGAGCTATCAAAATGTCGACGAATAGAATACAGGGACCATCGACAGCCAGCGTGCGAGTGCTACTGCATGGCGTGACCGGTGTTGGCAAAACCACCTTCGGCGCAGGCATGCCACGACCGCTCTTTATATGCGCCGAAGATGGCGCTCGCTACCTGGGCGTAGATAGGTATCACCCAGGGTCGTGGTCTGAGCTTCTAGAGTTTTTAGAAGACATTAAAAAGGAGGAGAAGTACCAGACAATAGTGGTCGACAGCATCGACCATCTTGAGCCGCTTGTCTGGGATCACGTTTGCGAGCAACCAGACGATCGTGGCAGAAAGCACCCACATATCTCAGCTTGGCCATACGGCCAGGGATATGCGCGCGCATTAACAGAGTGGCGCAATTTCCTGGCACGGCTGGATAGGTTGACTAAAGTCGGATTGCGAGTCTGCCTGATAGCTCACACAAGTGTGCGGCCATTCAAAAACCCCGTCGGAGAGGACTACGACCGATACGAGATAAAGCTACATAAAGGCGCATCGGCGGTGGTGCAGGAGTGGGCGGACGTTGTTGGGTTTGCGGCATTTGCCGATATAAATCCGATCAGACAAGACGGACGAAAGAAAGCACCAGACGGAGCCAGCCGCACGCTATATCTAGAGCGTAGGGCTGCCTGGGATGCGAAGGCTAGATTTGATGCACCGAGCCAAGTCGAGCTAGAGTGGCTTAGCCTAGCCAAGCTAATACCTGGCGAGCCGGCTCACGAGCTAGGCTCAGCAATCAAAAACCAGCTGTCTGGCGATACGCTAGATAAGGCCCAGGCAGCGTATAACAGAGCAAAAACGCAACGGGACCTGGCCATACTGGCCGAGAAAATCAAACTGCATATTCAGAAGGGAAAATAACTATGTGGACTACAGCGACACCAAAGGGCGACAGCTTCAGGGCCGACGGAGAAACGAGCAAAGGCACACCGTTTGTGTCTTGTATTTTCGTGCTAGAGGACGGCGAAGAGTTGTGGTGGAGGGGATACCTGAGCTTGAAAGCAATAGACAGAACAAAAAAACAGCTAACCAAACTCGGCTGGCAAGGGGAGCCTATGGGCGAGTGGCGACTATCTGAGGACCCATGCCGCGTATTAATTGAAGAGCGCGAGTTCGAGGGTACTACGTATAAAAATGTAGCGATGATTGCGACATCCAGCAGTGGGTCTGGCAACACGTCGAAAGCTGACCAGTTGCTAGGCGTGACTAGGCAGCCGGATCCGTCGGGCCTGGGAGACGATGACATCCAGTTCTAGGCCACTTTGGCCGCACCAAAAGCGCGCTGTCAATGACGTCATGCGCGCTTGGAGGGATGGTATCGCTAGGCGGGTTTGCCTGGTGATGCCACCCGGTGCGGGCAAGACTGAGGTAGCTGCTGAGATAGCCCGCAGGGCATTGCGGGCGGGTATTAGGTGTGTTGCCTATGCGCACCGAACCGAGATTGTAGATCAGCTTTATCAGCGACTACCAGAGTGCGGCGTAGCTGGTACTAAGGCACGCGTGGTTGCTGCCACCTATCAATATGGCACCAACGAACTTGTGGCCAGAAAGCTGGGTGGCGATGGCATCGTGATAGTGGATGAGTGCCACCACTTGCCTGTTGATCAGTGGTGGGCTAGCAGAGTGATCGAGCTATACGGCTCCAACCGCTGGCTAGGACTAACGGCAACACCGCAGCGCGGCGATGGTAAACCGCTTAGCGGTACTTTTGACCACCTGATAGTCGGCGCAAACTATAGCGAGCTTTTGGACGCTGGTAGGATTGTACCGTGTAAAGCGTACTGTCCACCGCGGCAAATTGGGTCAGGCGACTTGGCGCAATGCCCAATTAAAGCATATAAAAAATATGGCAACGGACAGCAGACGTTCGTTTTCGTATCACGTAAAGAGGAGAGCGACCGGCTGGCGGCGGACTTCTGCGCGGAAGGGATCGAGGCAGCATCTATAACCGCAGACACGGCCCCTGGGCCCAGGCAATACTGGGTCGACCGGTTTAGGCGCGGCGTTACAAGGGTGCTCGTTAACGTCTATACGCTAACAGAAGGTGTGGACGTGCCCAATGCATCATGCGCTATTCTGTGTCGCAATTTTGGGTCAGCTAGCACCTATCTGCAATCGGTTGGTCGCGTTACCCGATCCGCCCCAGGCAAAGAATGCGCCACAATAATCGACCTATGCGGCAGCGTTCTGCGCCATGGCTTGCCCACAATCGATAGAGAATATAGCCTCGAAAGCGGCATTGCTCCATCACAATCGGCAGCAATGGCGGGTGTGTCAGTTTGCAAGAGTTGCGGAATAACCTACGCCGCCGGTCCGACCCATTGCCCGGAATGCGGCAACGACAATCGATCGCAAAAGAAAAAACCAAAGATTTGGTCACTAGATTTGGCTGAGGTATACTCAGGCTCGGATACAGACGCAGCTGCCAAGCGAGCAGAATTCATACGGCTTAGAAACTTGGCATATTCACGGGGCTGGTCACTCAGTTGGGTGATTAGAGAATACAAAAAACTATTCGAGGCTGACCCTCCGTTGTCAATATATACAACCGAGGACAAGCGTAGAGAATGCAAGCGGCTTCTTGAGCTGCAGATAGATAAGGGATTTAAGAGGGGCTACACGTATGCGCGATTTCAGAAATTATTCGGCCACCCGATGCCAGGGGACTGGTGGGGGCTTGCTAAGTAACGGCTGGCTGCCTGTTTGCCGAATACAAACGATTGTTTTTGTTGCCGTATTGTTTACGGGTTGCACGTCTGCAAAGATTGCCTGCATTAAGCACGTACATAGAAACTACAATCTTGTGGTCGACAACCTGGTGCGAGTAGATGCGCCAGCGCGCGCATTTGCAAACGAGAACAACGACTATAGGGCTGACGTTAAGGGGTGTATAAAGTGAAGGAGCGCGAGCTTTTGCGGGCTATACGCCTGGCCGTTGGCGGCCGTGGCGACGTCGTATTGTGGCGCAACAGCACAGGGGTTGCGCAATACAAAGACAGCCATAGGGTACCGTACGGACTATGTCCTGGCGCAGCCGACTTGATAGGCATCATCAAGCCGCATGGGTCCTTCTTGGCTATCGAAGTGAAAACCAAAACCGGTCGCCTGTCTAAGGACCAAAAAAGCTTCCTGCGACTGGTGGAAAAAAGCGGCGGGGTAGCTGGGGTGGCGCGATCTGTAGCAGAGGCACACGACATCGTAGACAGTGCAAACCGAGCGACAACGCTCGCTGGTGACGAGCTGGATGTGTTGGAATTTGTACGCCGTAGATTGATGGATGGCAAACGAGCATACGGCCAGCTGAATCTAGCCGAGGACAAGCGCAATTGGGAGAACGAGCTGGCCGCAGAATTGGTAGACGCTATTCTGTATATAGGATTTAAAAATGCTGAGCGCTCTTGATGAGTCTATGTTGTCGTATGCGCTGGGATACGCGGCCAGGGGATGGCCCGTCTTTCCTTTGCATAGCATATCAAACGGTAGATGCAGCTGCGGCAAGCGGCTGTGCCCTAACGCTGGCAAACACCCGCGCACCCTGAGCGGCCTAAAAGACTCCACAATAGACGGCGCAAAAATACGCAGCTGGTGGAAGCGATGGCCTACCGCAAACATTGGCATAAGGACCGGCGCTGGCCTAGTTGTATTAGACGTAGATGTGGCAAAGGGTGGTGACAATAGCCTAGAGAAACTGACCGAGCTAGGCGACCTTGGCGACACGATCACGGTTAAGACTGGTGGCGGTGGTTACCATTGGTATTTTGCTACAGATAGGCCGGTAAAATGTAGCGTATCCAAATTGGCACCAGGTATCGACGTACGCGGCGAGGGCGGTTATGTGGTGGCGCCACCGAGCAACCACGCCAGCGGTGACCAGTACGCCTGGGAAGGTTTTATAGACGTGCATACTGGCGAGGGTAGCCTGAGCCCTTGCCCACCATGGCTGCTTGCGCTTGCAATCGATGCGCGCTCGAAACGATCGGACGTCGATCCATACCGAGCACAAGCGTTTATAGCATCCACTCGCAACAACGCTCTAACAAGCATGGCTGGCACAATCCGCCGACGCGGCGCTGGGTATGAGGCAATCCTGGCGTTACTGGAGACGATGAACCGCGAAAAGTGCCGACCACCACTTGATAGCTCAGAGGTCCAGCGGATAGCGCGCAGTGTGGCGAAATACGAGCCTGCAGATCCTATACTCGGTACAGTCGAAAGGCACGGCGGAGACGCGGACGACGACGATAGCTGGCGCAAAGCTCTAGTACTTACAAAGGAAAATAAGCTGGCTAAAACCGCAGGCAACGCGTCGCTGCTAATGTTGCATAGCACTGGGTGGAAAGGCTGCCTGGCTCAGAACACCTTCGAAAACGAAGCACAGTGGGTTAAGCGGCCGCCGCATATACCTGGGGCGGAAATGCTGACCCCACAGCTTGGCCCAATAGCAGAAACAAATACGGTTTATGTGCAACAGTGGATAGCACACACACACAAGTGCACGATAGGCCGTGAGGCTTTATGGCAGTCTATCAAGACGGTCGCAACAACTCAGGACATACACCCTGTGCGCGAATGGCTCGACTGCATCGAGTGGGACGGCAAGCAAAGAGTCAAGTCGTGGCTGCCACTGTGTCTAGGCACAGTAGATAGCAAATACACCAGGGACATAGGGCAAGCATGGCTTGTGTCTGCAATAGCTCGCATCATGCGCCCAGGGTGCCAGGCTGACCATGTCCTGGTCCTAGAAGGCGGCCAAGGCACAGGCAAATCTACGGCCATGCGAACACTGTTTGGCGATGAGTGGTTTTTGGATTGCCTGCCCGATATTCGCCATAAAGATGCGCTAATGGTCATGCGTGGAAAATGGGGTATCGAGGTTGCCGAGTTGGATAGCTTCCGCGGCGCTGCTGAAACTAGGATCAAATCCTTTATTACACAGCGTATTGACGAGTATCGGCCGTCACACGAGAGGCAAGTTGTCCGCTATCCCAGGCAATGTGTCATCGTAGGCACTACAAACGAAGAAGACTGGCTAACCGATTCCACTGGTGGACGCAGGTTCTGGCCGATCAAGGTTGGCAAAATAGATCTCAAAAAAATAGAAGCCGAAAGGTCTCAGCTATGGGCTGAGGCTGCGCACCTTTACAACGCTGGGGCTATATGGTGGCCAAAGGGTGAGCTTGCCAAGCTGGCCAAAAAGCAACAATCTCAGCGTCACACACATGATGTATGGCAAGACCTAATAGCGTCTACAGACTCCACATCACTGGATGCTGATTATGTCTATCGCACGATATTGGGTATTGAGCCTGGGCGCATAACCAAATCCGACCAGGTGCGAGTCGGCGCTGTCATGCGCAGGTTGGGATATAAAAAAATCAGGAGGAGGCGAAATGGTGTACGAATCACAGCGTATGAAAAGCCGAAAAATGATCATCAATAGCAGAGACGTAAGCATAAATTGGCTGTGTCGCGTGTTGCCCATGCCATGGTTTGGCGACTGTGGCATATATCACAACCCCGCTACCGGCGACGTGAGGCCTGTTTGGTATTGCAATGATGGCAACCCAAGACAAGTTTCCTGGTCGTAAACCATACAAACGACTGTCGCTAAAAGAAAAATCCACCATTAGGCTGGCCATCATGGTTGCCATAAGGCAATTCATGTCCGCCAATGGCTACGCCCCAACCAGGCGAGAGCTTGAAGCGATAACCGGCTACAATAGGCGACACATCAAAGAGGGCATAGATCGCCTAGAGAAAATGGGTGAGCTAAAAGTAGCGAGCAAGGTTGCTCGCGGCATAACAATCACCCAGCTAAAAACGCTGTGCCACAAATGCGACGGAATATGGTCGCCTATCCCATGCCAGGCATGCGACGGCTCAGGGCTGGTGCCATGGTTGCCATAAAGCATGCTCTCAGTAGGTGGCCATACTAAGCTGCGACGTATGCGCCATGCTGATAGGAAGCATAGAGCCCAGGCAGCTTAATCTGTTCTAGACACAGTGTGGCAGCACTTTGGCAACGTTAAGGTCGAGCGGGCCGTCTGCTTCTGGCCCTCTATATGAACCTGACTTCTGCCATATGGCCCAATCGCCATCGAAGCTTGGCTCATCTACGCCGTAGTGTGCCACCCAAATGGGGTGCTTTCGGAATAGATCCGGCTTGCCTAATACAGCATCGATGCTGGGGCTCACATAGAGCATGACATCGCCATACCTGGATGCCAGAACCTCTGCCATGTGGTGGCTATAGCTCAGCAGCTTGGTGGGTTGCCACGGGTCGTAGTCGTTGCGCTCTATGTCTAGCACTGGCAATAGATCAAGCTCACCATAGCCTACATCATCCAGGCATTTGCAAAACTCATCCAATTGCTTGGCCCATGGCTGCGACGTCCTAATGAAGTGATAGGCGCCAAATGACAGGTGTGTGCGCGCTATGCTTTTGCTGTGCGCTACAAAGTGCTTATCTTTCTTTGTTCCGTATGTGGCGCGACATATCACGAACGAATGAAGCTGCTCTATAATGTCCCAGTTCAGTGATGATGGGCGTTGCCAGCTGGATATATCTAACCCGGTTTCGCTTTCTTTATCATCTTCTAGAATGGGCTGCTCATAGACCAGCTTATCTGTGCCCAGCCACCTAGAGAACAAATGGTCTGCATCGTATTCTAGAACGTCGCTATCACTATGTAATGGCTCACGGTCTGGCGGCTCTGTAATTGGTATAACCTTTGGCTCGTCGCCGTGCCACTTGCCAACCCCGAGCAGCAAAGGGTCTCGCACAGATCTCTTATAGTTTATGACAACCCTGTCAGCCATTGGCCCAGAGTTGCCTTCTATAGTGGTTATATTCCCGCTGCTCTCGTCGTATCCCTTGATGATCCCAATGTGACCAGTCCAGGATTCAGAGCTTGGCCTACGCCATACAATGACATTGCCAGGCAAAATGTTCTCTTTGTTTAGCTTGCGCCTATCTATCCATAGACCAGCTTTTTTTAGCTGGACCATCGTAGCCTGTGCGCCAGGGCTGCCTTTGATAGGCAACTCAAATCCACTTTCTGCAGCCTCTCTTAGCCAGGCCGCTACCGCTACCGCGCACCAGTTCTGCGGTGGCCGCAAGCCGAACGGCTTCAGGTATTCGCGAATACGCTTGCCATCGTTGCGGCCGAGGTCTTCTTTGACGCCTATATCAGACTCTGCCGCAGCTAAAACTGCATCGCTATAGCTGTCGTATTTTGACCCGTCAGACTCTAATGATACCACGTATGTAGTGGACGCATAGTCGTGGTGGTGCAGGCCATGGCCCGAATATGGGTTCTGTATATAGCTGCCATCTTCGTTACGCCAGCCGAATAGCGCACCCTTGTTAGACGCGTCGCCCAGCTCAGCCCAACACTTCCCTATGTTGGCTACTGGCCCCTCTCCACCATAGCCTACTGCCTCCAGCTCTTTATCTACTGTATTGTCATGGATGGTTGCCCACGCCTTGCTGGCCATGTTCTCGTTGCGGAACTTATTTATGGCAGCTGTTGTTAGCGGCAACCCGGCAGCCGTAACCATAGCCGCAGTAGGCAGCGTGACCGGTCTAATCCAAACGCTAGCGCTGTGTAGCTCTTTAAGCTCGTCTACCGTTGGTACCCTGCATCCATTTTTGCTGCACCACTGCCTGGCCTCACCCAGGCTCAGCCTGGCGTAAAGCTCGTTTTTTCTATCATATAGAGGCAGAAACGAGATGCGCTTGCCGTTTGATAGCTCATGCCAATTCCCGCGAATCACGCAGTCTTCTATGTCGGATATAAAAACTTCACCCATTGCTAGCTCACATGTCCGTTGCTGCCATGGTTTGCCGATGACCCCCAAGCATTAAGCATCGGCATTTCCACATCTACCTCTATTTCGTCATCTACATCCACAAAGATGGTTTCTGCTGATGTATGAAGCTGCTTTGCATGATCGTGGTCTGGCACCTTGAAGCCAAAGCGCCTAGCAAGATGCACGAACATAGGAGGCAAAGTCCTGAGGTGCTCAACACTATGTACAATCCATAAAGACTGTTCGTCGGGCGCGGACTCTCTTAGTCGTGCTAGTTCATGCTCGCAGTGTAGTCTCTCTTGCTCGGCATCAATCCATCGAACAGCTAAAGCGATTACTTTTTCGCGAACTTCCGCATGCTGTTGTGGTAAGGTACGCTCTGAGCCAAGCCGAACGGCCAACCATACGCAACAATAGCCTATGCCGCCTACTATTAATGGCAGCCACACGCTGGTAAGAGGCTCACTCATACCGAGACCTCTACGTCCAACCCGCCGTCGTCTCTACGTAGCACCACAGACGACTGTGCGAATTGCATTTCGTTGCTGATATTAAAGCCGCTTTTTTTTAGCTCTATCAGCGCTTCCCTTTTTGCAAGCGCGTCAACCTGCGAAGCACTGAACGATACGCGATGCAACGTCCGCGGCACGCTTCTATTTTGCGTATGAGTGTTCGTCGTCGCTTGATTATACGACGTACCACCCATGGCGCTTTGACCTGACGCCACGACCCTTTGCGCCGTATTAGCCCGCACCACTGTCCCCGCTTCGGGCGCGACAGACCTCCGTAGCCCATCAGAACCTGTAGCAGCATTGCCCTCCCCGTTTGCTTTTTGCACGTCCGCCTCCACAATGACAAAACCTTCGCAGTTAATTGTATGTTGTATGTTCCGTTTTTTAGCCTATTGCGCACGGCGCGGCATTGTTCGCTTGGATTATTTACTGGGTCTTTGTCTGTTCTACATTTGCCGTGAAACCTAGCCCTGTGCTGTCCCAGGCCTATGTCTTCTTTATCCGAGCTAACAAGGTGAGAGCGCCAGCGGCTTTCGTGGTGGATTAGCGCCACTATTGTTAGGCTATCGAACCTAACAGCCGACGCTGATTTCCGAACGGTTTTGGCGTACGATAACGCCCTATTGATCGGCATAGATGGGCTAGATTGAAGTATGGCCCACACTATAATTGGTATAGCTCTGATCATAAATGGCACATGACGCAAACGGAAGGAACGGGGGGGAGTTGCATGCGCCACATGCCGTGGCGGATCATATCACTCCCCGTCAAACCTATCATCAAGTATTTTTCTCGCCTCGTTTTCTTGCTCCTTTAGCTCAGCAGAAGTAGCGGCTACGAACCTTTTGACGATGAGCTTTGCTGACTCTAGATCTCCTTGGCTCGCATATCGAACAGCCGAGGCGATTGCTTTGCTAGCAGCTGAGACTATTGGGGCAATTAGATTCTCTATCATTTAATGCTCGCCATCATCAACATAATTGAGCTATGCGCCTTTTGAAGGTCCCCATACAGCCCAATGACTCTAGAAAGATCTGGGCTCTTGCCGGCGTCAATAGCAGACCTAGCCAACAGCAACGCGTCGGCTAGTGCGTTCTGTATCCCTTCGGCTGTCTTGAACGCTTCGAATACAGCAGCATAGTTTGCTACGGTATCCTCTATTTTTTTTTCGCCAGCCTCTTTGCTTTCTGCTGTTTTTGCTATAGCTACCAAAACAGATTTTCGCTGAGCTATGGCGCTAGACTGAACCCTGTTCAGAATGTCTACCACAGAATTGTTAGCAGCAATGGCCGAGCCAATTGCTGAGTCGGCAACTGTGCCGTATGGTGCGCCGCACCCCACTACATAGGCAAAAATAATTAATCTGATTTTTGGTAGCATCTATTTACCAAAAGCTGCGTGGTTGCTCTCATGCTCTGCACAGCTAGCTCTGTGCTCACTGGCTGTTCGTCTCGGTGTAATCCGCTAGAGCTTGGCTCATTTCCAGAGCCCCTCTTGCCACTTGCGCCAGCTCCGCCCTTGCCTGCTGCTGCTCTGCCATTCTCGCTTCGTTTAGCCGCGCTATTTCCTTGTCTTTCGTTGCGACTATTTTCTCGTGGCGCGTCATCGCTGCTTTGTATTCCGCATCGCGCCTCTGTAGGAACACCCAAAACGCCCAGCTGACTATAGCAAGCAGAAGGGTCGGTAGACCGTATTGAACTAGAGCTGTTGCTACCTGTTCCATTTGGCATGTCATCCACCCACAACGGTTTTGCCTATGCTATGAATGCCTGCCGCCGTTGCGATCGCTGTCATTGCTGTGGCTATTACGTCATCCAGTGGCTTGGTGCCATCCGTCAGCGCAAGCGCCACTGGTGCCATAGCCAGAATAAGATTCGCAAGTGCCTTTTTTCTGCCGCTAGTGAGCGCACCAGAATCCTTTGCGAGCCAATCCTTCAGCTTTGGCAAAGATTTTATCGCCCATATTGTAAGAAATAGCGTGGCACCAGCTATGAGTCGACCATTGCCACTCATAAACCAGCCGATAATATCCTGTAAATTTGGCATAGCTCAATTATAACATAAAAAAGCCCCCACCCTAGATCGGACCAGAACAGGGCAGGGGCCACGGGACCAACGTAGGGAGACTGACCCCGCCGCTGGCCAGCGACTTATGTTAGCTCAGCTAATACCTCAAAAAACAGATAGGTGCTCTCTGGCAAGGTCATGAGGCCAGCGCCGCCAGCAAAGCTGATTTGTAGCTCCGATGCATACATGCCAGCTACAGACGGCGAAGGCGTCCAGTTGTATAGCCACACACCATTAATAGCATCTACGATAGTAGCCACGCCTGATTCGACCGGCGCGGTCGACAGCGGCACGCCATCGTTGTCTACTAGCTGCCACCTAAACTCTAGCGTCGTGCCCGTTAGATTTGCTATTGTGCCATCAGGCAACGTGGCCACCCGTTGCAGTGGTGGCAAGTTGTCGCCTAGCTTGATAGACCAGCTGGGATTTACTGCACTGCTCATGATGCCAGGTATGGTGCGGCTGCGGCATCGACTGCTGACTCGTCTGCAGCGGCCAATACAGCATCTATATATGTTTGGCATGATGCGCGCTCTACCAATACCGCAGCCGATACAGTAGAAACCGCACCATTTAAGTCGTTTGCATCTATTAAGTCGTATCTGCCTCTCTCATTGAACGTATAAACCGTAAAGGGATACTGCACCAAGCCCAGCGCTTGCATGCTCACCAGCTTAGACCAGTCGCCCTGGCTTTTTTCAGAGCACGAAAACAGGTTGCCGGATGATGCTGGATACTCCGCACGAACGCTATTCTCTAACCTTTTGCTTCTATGCTTCAATAGAGAAGCTATGGTGCGATCTTTATACGGCTCAATGCCGCTGTGTGCGGCCACCAAAGCATCGCACTGCGTTTGCTCTGCGGCGCTTGGGTTGCCATCGAATAGCAAAGCAAAGGCATCCTCTGTGCGGTTGATGCCGTCAAAGGGTGTGGTGATGGCTGCGTCTGCTTTGATTTGCTCGCTCAGCAGTGCAATGTCGAGCGTTCCGTCGCTCGTGTCTGCTGTCGTATAGTTTGGAAACATCAGCTCACCCTCCACAGCTCAATGATGGCATCCTGGATGCCAGCTGTGCCGCCCTCTTGCTGCCGCCATTCGATGTCAAATGTCATGCTTTGATTAGAGAATACAATTCCACCGCTGCCACCAGCGAACTCGCGATTGTCGGTGTCTTTTGGTTCGAGCCGCTGGATTGACCCAACGTCAAGCGCCAGCGTTCTATTTCGAAGCCTAACCTCCACAGAATCAGCGCCATTTTCCTGATCGATCACAGCCTGCCACTTTATTCGGTATGTGCCCGTGAGCACAGGGGTGGCCAGTGTTGCTTTGATCTGGAACGTGGTCGCTGTGGTGGTAGATCGCGGTCGTGAGCCGACGCCTTGATAGTCGGCACCAAACATCGGGCCAATATCGGCTACACCGCTGCCACCGTCCGCCACATTAAAGCCTACGAAATTCAGGCTGCTGTGTGGAGTATTGGCGATTGCTGAGCCGTTGTCCTCAACGTTAATTGTGGAGCCTGCCCCTGGTGGCCCCTGTGGCCCGGCTGGGCCGTTGGCGCCAATCGATGCGATCGTGAGCCCAACGCCTCCCGTGGCCGTGTCGTAGCCAGCCACGTTGTAGGTCACTTGCGCCATGACTCGCACGACATCGCCAACCGACAGCGACAGGATAGCCGTGCGGCCGCAAGTGCCATCCACGCCAGCCGTGCCACCGGCGAACCAATGCGACACCTGGCCGCGGGTCGCAGGAACCTCTGTGCCGTTAATTTCGACCCATGTTTCGGCTACGCGGATCGAGGTGTCGGTCTCGCCAAAGGTCACACCATACGTGACAAGATAGTTGCCGGCGCCGCCAGCCTGCACCGTCACTTCGTTTGTTGCCAGCGAAAACAGGGCATTGCTTTGGCGCTCGGTGTTCAGGCCAAGAACGGTTGGCGTTACACCGACCGCGGTGGTCCCTGAGTCATAGTAATCTACATAAACCGCTGATGCTCCGCCGCCGCTTGTGGTCGAGGTCCAAACAGCAGCGCCGGCTGTTGCGTCTGTGCAAACAAACTCGCCGGGCGACGAGATATTTAGCCAGCGTACGCCAGGCTGAAATCCCAGGCTGTCATCGTCGTTGGCAGTTGGGTTTGTGTTGGTTATCTGGTTCTCAATTGTCGGCGATGGCGCGATGGGTGGCGCTGGCGTATGGGCAGCAACCGCACCAGTCAGCAGCGTCTCTTGCGGCCCTGACAATGCCGATGCGTAGTAGATGGCCAGATCATCAAGCTCGGTGGTGATGTTGCTCAGAGCCGGAAACCCTGGGTTTGCAACAGCTAAAGCAAGAAGCTGCGACCATAGCTGCTCAGAATTGACAGCCCCGGTCGCGGTGTCTGATGAAATCGAATAGTCGTATTGTGCCATCTATGCCACCCTAACAAATTCCATTCTTGCATCGCCTATACCCGATAGAACACCAGCAACACTAGATCGGAACAATAGGCTGAACGTGTCCGCAGTAACCGCACCATAGACAAGCTCAACAAACCCAGCCGCCCGCATCAGCTGATTTGTGCCACCAGGCCCAGGACCGCCAGCATCCTGTGGCTCCTGGTTGTGGCTCATAAGGACATTTAACGCGGTGTCTTGGATTTCAGCGTTAAAATCATTGCCTGTGCTGTTGTGATTCCAGCTATAAGACCACCGCAATTGATACGATCCGGCCGGTACAGCTGGATGCACCAGCGCAAGCTTTAGCACCAGTACGTTGCTAACGGTCGTAGAGAATGCAAGCGACTCTGCATAAGTGCGCTCGGTGCCATAGACGTTAGGCGCAGAGCCAACGACGGTTAGGCCGCTGCGGATCATCAGCTCGCCATCATTTATAGCGCCATAGCTTAGCGCCGAGCCTCCCGACTCCTGCAATCCTACAACGGCTGGCGATGGCAGCGTGCCGCTTAGGTCGCCACCCAGCGCCGTTGCGTCTGTAATCGGGCCATTGCCACCAATGGTAGACACCAGTGGATTGGGGTATGTGCCTGACAGATCACCGCCGGCTGCACCTGATGGCGGACCGCCGCTAGTTACGGATGTATAGGCGCCACCAAATGCGCTCACCTCTACATCGCCAGTGCCAACGTTAGCGCGCAGCCTAACCGTAGTGGGCGAAGATAGGCCAGCAGCAGCGCCATCATCTAGCTCGATTACCTCTGCGCCGGCTGGGCCTTTTGCTGCAATTGGCATTAGTGGACCTCATATCTGGTGACGCCGCAGCCTTTTGGGAAAAACAGGGTCATGCGGCCATTGCCTAGGATCAAACGGATCAATGCGTCTGGGTTGGCTTCCCTGGTCGGCTCGTATTCGCTCATCTGCTGGATATCAATTATCGCCATTACTCCTCCACAGCAAATGCGCCCTTGCTCAAGTCCACAACTGGCAAGCCTGCCACTAGGCTAGGGATGCCACCCACAAGAAAGTCAGAAACCGTGGGCGTGCCAACTGCAAACCGCGATGCAGCTGGCGTTGCAAACACAAGCGAGCCACCAGCATCCACTTGCACAGCATGATCGATCGTGTTGCCAGTGCCCCAAACAGTGCCACGCACTAGCACATTCCCGTGCGTTTCACATCGTAGCGCTCTAGATATGGCCACAGGTTGATCAATCAGCACCCATTCGCCAGATGGGCCAATGCGCAGCGTGCCATCGGTTTCGGAGCCAATCTCACAGGCTTGTGCGGTGTACTGCGCCACATTGCGCGATAGGAGCTCAATGATTGAGCCGCTGCCTGCCACAACACTAGCCCTAATCCAATTGCTATATAGAAAAAGCTGAGAATTGAAGGCCCTCATGCTTGTAGATGAGCATTCGGCATTACAGCCTAACATGCCTGCCCCAAAAAAAGTGCTGCCACCAAAGTAGGGGCTGTTCATCTCGAGGTGGCATTAAGTAAACGACACATAGCCATCAGTGATTTGCACGCCCCTGTCG